GGGACGAGCTGGATGACGAGCTGCATGAAGCCTGGCTGGGCGGAACGGATTAGATGAGTAAGATAAAAAATCGCATCGTCGGCTCAGGTGAAGAGCAGTTAGATCAGATTATGTTTAATCCGCGCAACTGGCGGATTCATCCGTTAAGTCAGCAGGACGCGCTAAAGGGTGTGCTGGAAGAAGTTGGCTGGGTTCAGCAAGTGATAATCAACAAGCGCACTGGCAACCTAATAGACGGGCATCTTCGCTGCCAACTTGCCGCGCGTGAAGGGCAAAAGACCATTCCCGTTGTTTACGTGGACGTGAGCGAAGACGAGGAAGCCCTGGTGCTGGCTACACTTGACCCGATTGCGGCAATGGCGGCAACGGATAAACAGAAGCTGAACGAGTTATTTGCGGGTATTGAGTCAGAGAACGAGAACATTCAAAAGATGATTGCCGAGGTTGCAGAAAAAGAGGGCGTGATTGGGGATTTGCCAACACTTGACGATCTGGGTTCAAAGTATGGAGAGCCAAGTGAGCGCGATTTCTGGCCGATTGTGAGGGTGCAGGTAAGCCCTGAAACATTCGCTAAATACACCGAGCTAATGGATTCAACACCTGGAATAGACGAGGCGGAAAAGTTCGATGCAATTATATCTGGCGGTTTATGAAAATTTACATTGTAGACGCAGTTCCGCAACATTACTCATTTGCAAAATCAGGGGGGGCTGATCCTAACGGCATGAAACTTCGCATTCTTTTGTCCTACTGGTATTACAAAGACACAGACCTGAATGTATTATTTGAAAAATATTTCACGCCGCCTTATCCTGACGTATTTGTAGATAGTGGCGGATTTAGTGCCATGACGCAAGGCGTAGAAATCGATATCAAACAATACGCCAACTGGGTGAATCGTTATAGCCACCTGATAAGCGCTTATGCAAACTTAGATAATATCAAAAGTGCTGAAGAAACGCTGTCAAACCAGAAACGGCTTGAGGACTACGGGTTGAATCCGATTCCGGTATTTCATGTCGCCGAAGACTGGGAGAGGCTTGAATATTACATTGAGCAATATCCGTATATTGCATTGGGTGGCATGGTGCCTTACATGCGCTACAAGAACAAAATAATGCCCTGGATTATAAAGGCGTTCAAATTGGCTGGAGATAAGTCGGTTTTTCACGGCTTTGGGGCGACGTCCTGGGCAGTAATAAGAGACCTGCCCTGGTACAGCGTGGACAGTTCTTCTTGGGGCGCTGGCTTTAGATTTGGACAAGTTCCGCTGTTTGATGCAAGTAAGGGGCGTTTTTTTTCTATCAAACTTGGCAGCCGCGCCGAGTGTGGAAGGTATGCCCATCTCATTCGTGAAGCCGGTTTCGATCCTGCTGACTTCTGGGATAGAGAGCGCAATGATAGGAAGAAAATATGCGCTATTTCCGCACTGTCTTACATAAGAGCGGAACATTGGTTACGGGAGCGATGGGGTGAGATTTATATACCCAAAAATGAGCCAGAGAGCGGATTGAAACAATATCTGGCGACTTGGTCGCCAGATATTAAGTCAAGCGAAAACTCTCGATTCGTTGATATTCGCCGCGCCGCGTCAATCTTAGATCAAACTTAGATATGAGGAAACTATGAAAAAAACCAATTTAGTAATCGCAGTTACCGCAGCCTACTTACTTTGTCAGATCATTGCGGACGTTACCGCCACGAAGATGGTAGAGATATTCGGCTTAGCAGTTCCGGCAGCCGTATTTATTTACGCGCTAACTTTTACTTTGAGAGATGTCGCGCATAAGCAACTCGGCAAGAAAACAACCGTATTTCTGATTATCACAGCAGGGGTCGTGAACGTACTAATGGCGGCTTACTTTGCTTTTACAGTCGCATTGAAACCGGCTGCGTTCTGGAGTAACCAGGTAGCATACTCAACGATATTGGGAGTCGTGCCCCGCATCGTTACCGCGTCAATTATTTCTGAACTTATTAGCGAATTGCTTGATACGGAAGTCTATCAGTTGTGGGTTGATAAGTTCCCAAAGGCACCGCAATGGTCGCGGGTTTTGGTTTCTAATCTTGTTAGCTTACCACTTGACTCTGTTATTTTTGTTGGAGTCGCGTTCTATGGGACAATGCCTATGCCTGCATTAATTAGTGTAATGGTTGGGCAAGTGACAGTCAAGGCAGCAATCACGCTTATCAGCATGCCGCTTATTTATATAGTGCCAACAACGCCCGTTTACAAGGCGGAGTTTGCAGATTAGAGAGTTAGATGCCGGTTAAGTATACAAACGCGCAAATTATCGAAGGGTTGGAGTCCGTGAACGGCATGGTCTATCTTGCCGCGCGGAAAATCGGCTGTAGCGCGCAGACTATTTATAACCGGATGAAATCAAACGCCACCATTCGTGCCGCTTGTGATAACGCTCGTGGCGAACTTATTGATATATCGGAGCAGAAGCTAAGGCTTGCGGTTATGAACGGCGAGCCCTGGGCGGTTGCGATGGTGCTCAAGACCATCGGCAAGTCTCGCGGCTACGTTGAGCGGCAGGAAGTTGCCAGTACGAACGGAAACGCAATGGACGGCAAAGCAGAACCTGTCATCGCGCGCCTCGACGCTTCACAGATCGGGCGTTCGTTTATCGACATGTACCGCGACATTCTCGCACATGGACACACGGAGTACGTTCTGGCAGACGGGCGCGGTTCTGGCAAGTCAAGTTTTGCCGGCTTGGTAGACGTGGTGCTATTGGTCAATAATCCAACGTGGCATGTGCTATGTATCCGTGAGCACGCAAACACCTTGCGCAATTCAGTTTTTTCGCAGATTCAGTGGGCGGTAGATCAGTTGGGATTGTCTGAGAAATTCAAGTTTACCACGTCACCACTGGAAGTGACTTATCTCCCGACAGGGCAGAAGATTTTTTTCCGCGGCGCCAACGATCCTATGTCTATCAAGTCCATTAAGCCGCCTTTTGGGGCAATAGCCGTCTTGCACTTTGAAGAATACGATCAGCTACCCGGTCCAGAAGCGGTTCGTTCTATTATGCAATCGGCAATTCGTGGCACGGATATTGCGTACATCTTCAAAGTATTCAACACCCCGCGCTCCATGAATCATTGGGCGAACAAAGAAATAGCAACTCCAAAAGAGAACCGCTATTTACACCGCTCCAGCTACCTGGAAATGCCGCCTGAATGGTTAGGGCGGGTATTCCTGGATGAAGCTGAATACCTAAAGCAAGTCAACCCAGACGCTTATGATAACGAATACATGGGCATTGCCAACGGTACGGGCGGGATGGTCTTTCCGAACGTTGAATTGCGCGCTATTACAGACGCAGAAATTAAGCTATACGATAACATCTACGAGGGGCTTGACTTTGGCTATGCGGTAGATCCGCTTCATTGGGGGCGCATGTCTTACCATGCCGGCCGGCGCGAGCTTTACATCTATGATGAATTTCGCGCGGTCAAAATGGGCAACAAGGAACTGGCAGAGACGCTCATTGCGCAAAAGGGCTGCGGCTATTCCAGGCTGATTATTGCCGACAGCGCAGAGCCCAAGTCCATCGCTGACTTGAACACTTACGGGCTTACCGTAAAGGGCGCTGAGAAGCCGCCTGAATCGGTTAGATACAGCATGAAGTGGTTACAAAACTTGGCAAAGATTGTTATTGACCCGGAACGCTGCCCGTATACCGCGCAAGAGTTTACCAGTTATGAGTACCCGCGAACGAAAGATGGTTTGGTCATGAGCATCTATCCAGATGAAAACGACCATTCGATCGCGAGCACACGTTATGCATTAAATCTGCAGTGGCGGAAGGCGGGCAATTAATGAGCTGGATCGCTGATGTAGTTGACGCCGTGAAAGGATGGTTTTATCGAATGTTCACACGTGAAGAAATAAAAAAGGCAATCGGTTCTGATATTGCCCCGACCGAGGAACAGCAGAAGACAATCTCATTATGGGCTTCAATGTACCGCAATTGCGCCCCCTGGGTGGACGGCGAGAATATTTTTAGTCTCAACTTGTCCTCGACTATCGCGAGCGAACTTTCACGGGCGGCAACGTCTGAGATGGTTCTTAAACTGTCTGGATCAGCGCGCGCCTCGTGGCTGCAAACACAAATTCAGCCTCTTGTAGATGACATTCGCACCGACCTGGAAGTTGGGCTT